TTTTCTCGAAATCATAGCCGTCCTTGGTATCGTCTTTTAAAAGAGAAAGGCAGGGATGAGACGGAACATCCTTTTCGGGAGCTACCCTAGCCTACTCAAACTATTAAGCTAACTTTGCAATTAGCTTGTGCATCTTGTCTGCGTACTTACCTGAAACAACGGCTTTCCCACGGAACCAAGAATATACAGTAACTCGGCTCACACCGAAGAACTCAGCGACGTCAGTTACGGGTATATCCCTATCTAAACAGAGCATCCCTAACTTGACCCCGAGCAAGGTTTGATTAGCTTCCTTGATCTCTCGGGCAGTAAGCGTAGAATACCCCGCCATTACTCATCGTCCCATGCCTCAAGAATCTTGGACAAGTCCTTCTTAGGTGCTTCTTCCTCTTTCTTGGCAACACGTTTGGTTGGCTCTTCCACTGGCTCAGCTTCAACTTTGGCAGGTTTAACTTCTGCTTTAGGCTCTGCCTTGGGCGCTTCCAACTTGGCAGGTTTAATGCCATCAGCTTCAGCCACAGTCATGGTGATTGCTTTCAAAGCAGAATCAGATTTACCCTGCTCAATAACAATACCGTGGTCAGCGGCATCCAATACTTTGACAGGCTTGAACGTCAGCTTGGGTGTTGCGCTATCTGTGTCAAAGCGCATCTCAGTTACCACAGCAGTAATTGGAATACCTTTACTACCAATCATCTTTGCGTATGTCTGCAAAGGCCACTTCCCAGGCTCACCTGCACCAAAGATTGATGCGGCAGGCAGAGTCAATTGGAATATATCCCCACGCAAATCATTTGCCAAAGCTACGGCAAGACGTTGACTGAAACGGCAAGCACGGCTGTCGCCCTGACCTGAACCCTTCATGTTCTTGTCGCAGTCCATGCAACGTTTTGCTTGGGGCATAAGTGCCTTAGCATCGGGAAAGTCACCATCAGCAGACCAACAATCGGGTGCTGTTGGCTCGCCACCTTCACTGTAGTTCTTCAGATAAAAAGTGCGGGACACTTTTGGTGCGGCGGCAACAACCACCACGTTCATCGAACGCTCTTCGTTCTTGGCAATCTCTTTCCCGTTGACCATCATGCGCCATACACCGCCCTTGATGGAAATACGTTTCATGCCACCATTACCAGCACCGCCCATTAGGGCTTTAGTGGTTTCATCAAGTGCTACCTCTTTCAGATAAGAAGGTAGGCCACCATCTAACATTGCAAGCTCATTACTCATTTTCTACTCCTACTTTTTTACAATTACTATAGTTTGATTAACATCCGCATTTAGCCCCGGAGGATGAAGATCGGGGTTTTCTTCAAGAAATTGAGCCATATTCGTGCTGTTGATACGTTGGTGCATCAACGAAAAGGCATCGTTCTCTTTGAGGAATTTGAAAAAAGAATCCCAGTCGCTTGTCCAGTAATTCTTTGTGATTCTGCGTGATACCGTACCGAATTGCGTACGTATTGTTTGGGCACCTTCAGCCTTGCAAATCTCTAGCAGTTGACTCCCAACAGTGTCCTGTTGCTCCTTGAGTTCAGCAACTTGCTTCTCAAGTTCACGTCGCTTGTCACGAATCTTCACATAGATTTTTGCTAGCTTTTCGGTATTGACTTCTTCAGTCATTGCACTCTCCTTTTTGTTGTTGGGATATGGAATATAAGGGCTCTACTTTACATTGTCAAGTGTCTTCCACAATATTTTTGTAAAGATCAATTAGTCGTGTGTGAATGTCTACTTTTTCCGACAACATTTTGTAAATGCGTTTCTCTACAGGGCTACCTTGCAGATGCACAACAGTGCAAGGATTACGTTGTCCTGCACGATGCACACGTGCATTAGCTTGTAAGTATGTCTCAATAGATGTAATAGGCCCCCACCAGACAACAACGTTGGCAGCGTGTAGAGTTACTCCATGTGCGGCTGCCTGGGGTTGTATTACAAGCACTTGTGGATACTTCTCTGTTTGAAACTTAGCAAACACCTCTGTGCGCTTGTTGACGGGTACGCCACCATTGATAACGTCACAAGTAATACCATTGGTTCTAAGTTCTTCAGATACGATCTCAATAGCATGCCTGAATGGTGCAAAGACAATGACCTTGTGGCTAGCTTCCTCAATCACTTCAAGCAATGCGCTCATGCGGTTCTTTGCATCAAACGCAACTACTTCACCACTGTCCGAGTACACCGCACCACAAGAAAGTTGTAGAAGCTTGTTCAAGTTAGCCGCCGCGTTAACTGTAGTGATTTCTTCGCCTGCCGCCACAGTCATCATGTTCTTACGGATGGTCTCGTAGTACTTCATCTGTTGTGATGTTAGCGGTACATCACGAGTTACATAAGTCATGTCAGGTAAGTCAAGGCACTCATCTTTGGTAAATCGGATCGCTGGCTGAAGCGCATCGTGCAACACCTTTTCCGATGTAGCTTTTGGCATCCATTTAAACTGTGTGATCTTTTGCATCACTTGGTCACGAAATGCACCGAAGAATTTTGGCACGCCTGATGGGTTAATAATTTTTGCTAGTCCATACGCATCAGTAGGCGACTGAGATGCGGGAGTTCCTGTCATCATCCATACCCACATGTCAGGCTTTAGCACGGAGTTCAGGGTCTTCCAACGCTTTGTAGCTACGTTCTTATAAGCATTAGCCTCGTCAATCACAACCAAATCAAAGTTCTTCACCTCGTCTTTGATAATGTCTAAACCATCAAAGTTGCAAATCACAAAGTCGGCATTGCCCTTAGCGGCTTCAATGCGTTTTTCTTTTGAGTAGCTGTGTGCAATAGCGCATGACCGATGCATCGCAAACTTAAATAAATCAGATTCCCACGCAGATGACATGATGGACAGTGGGCACAGCACCAAGACCCGCTTGATTGCACCAATATTCATGAGGTAGTCAGCCGCCCAAATCACACTAGATGTTTTGCCAGTACCCTGCTCGTTGAAGCAGAACGCACGCCTGTGCATGGTAAGAAATGATGATGTGACCTTCTGATGGTCAAACGGTTTGTATAGCCCTGTCCACTCGTAGTGTGCATTGATGGGCGAAGGCACGTTCTTGATGCGTAAGTTCTTTAGCACCTGAGCTTCTTCTAGCCCCCATTTGACAAGCACTTCACCGCTGTCAAGCAACTGGCTTTTGGGGATAACTGTTGTAATTCGGTTTGGTTCCCGAACCTTTAGCAACAACGCTTTGTTGTTAATTATTTGCATTTTGTCGGTAGTATTTTGCAATTGAACTTTGCACCGCACCATGCTGTGTTTTGGTTGGATTGCCATCCATGACGACATAGTTGCGTCTATCGACAACATCACATGCATATAGTTCTTCTTTGTCTATATGCGTGCCCTTCACAACTTTGCACATCAGCACATACCGATCTTGTATTTTTAACAAGGCTTCAAACTCTTCTCTTGTCATTTGCACTCTATCTCCAAACGGAATATAGACCGAATGTGTGTTTTTCACATTCAGTCAAAAAGGTACTACTTACGGTAGTTACTCGGTTGGTTCAACTTCCCTGAAATCAAAGATCGTCATCAAGGAGAGAGAAAGGAAGCCACCAACTGATGCGGTTAATCTAAGGATTCCAACATCCTTATACCCTCGTCACTCACACCCTACACGAAGGTTATGCAAAGGCAATCTGCCACTCCATTCTGCATACGCTACGCAGAATGTCAAGAGCGTTTACGCTCTTTTTTGCTTGTTTCGGATACCAAATTACCCTTAGAGTCACGCAAGAACGAACGGTTTTTTGACTTAGATTCAACACGTAATCCATTTGTATTCAAGCCACCTTTGTCCAAGGATTTCACATGGGCAACATCCTTGCCATCACCCTTCTTGGCTTTGCCCGCTTTGACCTCCACGGCACGTGCGGCATTACGCATAGCACGCTTTTTGATTTGGTCGGGTTTACCCTGATACTCGTCGTATTCTTGGCGGTAGTTGCGGGATGATTTGTCTTTGTATGGCATGTGAACCTCAAGGTTTAATGATTTCAACCATTTTCTCAGTTTCAAGTATTAACTGCAACATCTGCAAGAACTCGTTGTTCTCGATTGCGCCTGTGATCTTAATCCTGACGCCATCCAAGCCGCTTATCGGTTTCCACTGATATTGGTATTTGCCTGTGCGCTCGTTTTTCTCGTTAAACCCAATCTGCACATCTATGGCGTTGCCCGATACATTACGAATTTCTAGCTTCATTTCGTTTTGATTCCCACCATAGCAGTCATTTGAGTACCGCAGATCATGGAACACACCATAACCTTCACCCATGTCACTAAGCTTTACGTCAATCTTACTCATCTATAAACTCCTTTACCGTTATGGGTGCAGTCCTTCACAGGACACCAGTTTTTGCAACTGAAATTTGGGCGGGGATTCCACACATTCAACTCGATGGATTTCTCTAGCCTTGCAGTGTCATCAAGCCAACGCATCCAGTAGATTCCCTGCTGTTCCGATTCAAAGTCAGCTTTCACAAAGTCATTTGCCACCACAAAAAGCAAGCCCGCTTTGACCTTTTTGACTTCGGGAAAGTGCTTAAAGATTGCCAATGATAGTACTTCTAGCTGTTTTGTGTCTGCATATTTTGACGACTTCCCAGTCTTATAGTCAACCAAATAAGCCTTGTCCCCTTGCAAAGTAATTAGGTCGGCAATGCCACGCCACCAAACATCTTCATCAAAAAACCCACAAGGACGTAGATCCCGGGTGAGTCCCAACTTGTATTCACAAAGATGTTTACCGTCACGCTTACGGAGTAGCTCAAGAGGCTCACGTATAAAGGCATGTTTCTCGGGGATAGGGGTTCCATGTTTAATAAAATCCTCGGCAGACTTATGCACCTCAAGTCCATAGTTGAGATGTTCAGTAGGCGGCTCGACCACATCTTTCTTAACCCGCAGTCGGTAATACTTCTGTGGGCATTGCTTGAACAAGTCAAGTGAAGAGTATGACCAAGTGTACTTAGTCTTTCTGTCTGCGCTCATATTTCCTCTTTGGTGTGATTGCGGCAATGCCATCATCGGGGTTCCGATTGCGCTCATCCATAAGATTATCTGCCGTCTTGTAGGCAAGGGACGGAATTTCTGCAAGGCTGTAATCTCCATTAATTATAAGTCCGCACATGGCAAGCATAGCCGCCATATCTCGTAAATTTTCTTCATGTTCGTTCATTCTGTTGCTCCTGTAGAAGTTTGTCATAGTACTGCTTGGGCATCGGGGCTTTCTTTTCAACAAACTTGCGTAGCCAATCAGCACCACCTAATTCATTAAACATAATCCATTGCCTGTCGGACATTTTTATGTATCTAATTTTTATTGGCTCGGGGGGTTTGGGTCTTGGCACTATTCTTTTCCTTGATTAAGCAAAAGCACGATCACGTAGCCATTTAACGGCAATCCATTTAACCCCTGATTTGACAGGAGTACCTCCATGCAAAGTGAGTTCGCTACTCTCGGCTTTTGGGTATCTGAATAACACAGCATTACTCGTTACTGCTTGAACATTTATCTTGGCATCTGGAAATGTAGTTTCTCCACCATCTTCAGGTGTATTCAAATAAATTAAAAACGTGGCAACACGCTGACCATTGGTTTTATTTTTTTCCTCAAAATAGTCATGGTGTGGCTGATACTCTTCGCCAACTTCATACCTAGAAATCTGTAGAGGTTCGCCATGTTCTACGGGTATACCAGTCAATATACTGATGTGCTCATCAATACGATCAATTAGCGGCAAACTACCACGGCTTAAAAATGTTCCCGAGTTTGTACGAGCTTCGTGATAAGTACACTCATCCCCATCCCCAAGAACTTTTGACTTCTCCAATGACTTAGATGCTTCATCAATAAGCTCTTGACATTCTTTTGGTGATAAAAAGTTTGTGAATAGTGTTAAGTTTGGAACTTGAACAGTCAGTGCTACTTGAGGCTTAACAGGAACAGGGGGCATACCTGCATTTGCACCCATAGCATCAATATACATAGCACATTCTTTAAAGGCTTCAAGTTTGCCTTCTGTCCAAATGATGTGCCTAGAAAGTACATTAGACAGATTTACGTTGGGCATGGTAGGTGCTTCGTTTGTTTTGGGTTTTGGCATCATCTTAGTCTTCTCCGCTACAAAATCGTCAAGCACTTTAACGGCATTATGGAACTCCACCCGCACCACTTCCTTTTGAGTATCAGAAGCAATGTCTGATTTTCCTATTTCTAACTGTCTACAAAACATAGGGTATGGCAACCATATTTTGTTCCTGTGCTTCGTAGCAAGATTGTTATCACAAGCGGTGTCCCAATCTTTTTGAGCCGCAAAGTCAATCATGGTTTTAGCTGATTGTTTTGTATGCACAGTAAATTGTAAGCACACACTCCAATCACATTCAATGATAAATGGGTCATGGCAAACAATCCTAGTAGGTCTAACATATATACCCCCACCTGAGAATACATCCCACTCACCCATGTGTTCAGAAAGATATTTCTTGTACTTCTCCCATCGGGCTTCAAACACTTCCTGTGATTGCAGTAATTCACAATCATCTTCTAGTACTGTGTACATCCCAAGGTCGTTCTTATCTTCCTCAATAAGTTTTGTTAGCAAAGCCCCATGAGACTTCAAACAACCCACCCATCCACCTCTTGGATGCGTCAAAGCATCGAATCGTTTTAATGGGAAAGCCGAAAAAGTTTCAGCTATGTGTTTCCATCGGTCTTGCCTGTGCGCAAGGTTAATAACGTTGAAAATCATTTCTTCATGTTCCTTACAAAAATGGCAAACGATGCCGCTGTGTCTCCAAATGGCATCTTGTCAAACTCTCGGGCAACTTCTTCAAGTGTGTCGTTTCGAACCAAGTCATTTACTTCAGCAACTTTTTTGTTGAATCGTTTCACGTTGATGTACTCTTGAATATCATCGTCATCATGTTTCATCTTGGGGCATCCTCTTCGTTATCAGGGTTGAACTTAGGGACTCGGTTGCCCTTGTCCTTCGGGTTTGGGAATGGGGGGAAAGGCCAAGTCATTTGTTTCTCCAAAGTTAGCTAGTTGTTCCAATACATCTTTTATTTCGTCACCACCCATAAGTAGCGCACACAGCTCGTTCACCACAGTCTTCTGATACACCATGTAGTCGTACTCAGGGTCTTCACGCTTTAAGCTATCCTCAATCTTTTTTATGTTTGCATTGCACCGCTTGTCGTGTTGATGTTTAAGCGGAGTAATAAGTGCCGAAACTTTTTGTGTAGACATGCCAGTCATTGACGCAATAGCTTTGTATGTCATGCCCGACAGTCGCCACTCAAGTAGCCCTTGATGAAATTTATCTTCCTTGTCCCATTCCGTCCAAGTTTCGATAGCGTTAGCTAAACCATACGTTTCAACCATCTCATCAAATCGCAAATCGCAATAGCGTCCTTTACGCAGATCAACAGTCACCATAGCTTCGCCCGACGCCTGATTCGCAGTTAAGTGGTAGTGTCTGACACCAAGTTGGTCTCCATCGCATACATTGTTCGACATAATCTTGAGCCTCCTTTGCTTCATCTTCTTTAGCAATACAAGCGAC